CGCGAGTTGGCCCAACTGGCGTTGCGCTCCTCGTCGCCCGAGGCCAGCTCAACAATCTGGGTGCGCCGTTCAGGTCCTCCGCGCGCACCTCGGCTGATATTGTCGGGAAAGCGAATTTCGTGAAAAGTCATTAAAATTTATCCTTTTTCGTGTTTTTTGTCCAGAAACCGGTGCCCACTTTTCGGGAATCCCTCACATTCCCCTCCGACCCATTGCCACCGCCCGCGCAATGTCGGCCGAAACCTGCGTGCGCGATTTCCGGAAGCTTTCGGCATCACGGGTCTGGATGTTGATGGTGATGTTTTGGGCACCAGATGCCCCGAAAGCCACCTCGCGGCGGCTCAACACCCGCTCGCCCTTTTGCAAGATGGCGGGCACTTCGTTTGGCTTAAGCCCCGCAAAACCTCCACCATGCATGCGCGGAGCGCCCGCAAAGACCATGGCCGGAACCATTCTTTGCGGCGCGGCCCCTCCGACCATGCCGCCCGCATGCAGCACCGGCGCAAAAATACCGCCCATTTTGCCAAGCGCCCCGGACAGCACATTGGCGAGAGGCCCGAGAATGAACTTTCGCGCTGACAGCTTGGCCATGTCCGCCAGCATCGAGGTGATCATCGAGCGAAAGTCGAGCTTGCCGGTTTTTACGAACTCGCCGATGGCGTTTTCCGCGTTTGAAAAGGCCCCGGTCAGGCTGTCGCCGAGACCCTTGCCCATGTCGGCGGCTTTTGTGGCGTAATCTTTCAGCGAGGTGGCCGCGCCCGCCCAGGCGGATTTGGCGATCTCCGCTGCTTTCTTTGCCGCTCCGCCCGCCTTGGCGATTGTTGTAGCAACAGTGCTTGCCGCCGTGTCTGTATCATTAAGGGCTGCGGCCCCGCCCTTACCGGCGGTTTTCACCGCGTTGCTCAGGGCTTTCAGGGATTTGAGCGGAGCCTTAGCCGCATTGGCCGCAGCCACCGCCGATACCGCCAGTCCATTGGCCTTGCTCCTTGCCGCATCCGCTCCTGCCGCCATGCCATAATAGGCCGAGCCCGCGTCGATCGCCGCGCCACCCAGCTTCACCGCCAGCCCATCCATGCCCGGAACATCGCGCAGACCAGCGGCAATCTTGTGCAGAAAGTCCGCCCATTTCTTCTGAATTGACGCCAGCATCCTCAGCCAACCAGTTTCAACCGTGGTCCAGACGGTGGCCAGCGATAGCCCGAGGGATTTGCCGCCGAGCTTGATCCGGTCCCAGACTTCCACCGCAACGTTTTTAAGGAGGCCCATCGCCGCGCCAAACCCGCCAGCGCCTTTCACAAGACGGCCAAACCAATAGAGCAACTCGCCTGCGCCAACGATCAGCGCGCCGATGCCGGTGCGAATGAGCGCCCCGCGCAGAACCGCAAGTGACAGCGATACCCCGCGAATACCGAGAACCGCGCTGGCCAGCGAGATCACCAGCTTGCCGCCAAGGACGGCTGCAAAAGTGGCGGCGACGCTGACAATTTCGCCGAGGTGATTGAACAGACCTTTGATGGCGCGACCGAGTGGCCCCGTCACCTTGCCGATCGCGGCCATGGCGTTAGCAATGGCCTCAAGCGCCGGGGCGGCGGCGACGGCAAGTTGGTTGGCAATGCCGCGCCACAACAGCCCCATACGCGACAAAGCATCATTGGTACGCTGGATCTGCGCCGCGTCCTTCTCGGACACCGCCACCCCAAAATCCTTCACGTCCTTGGTGGCTTGGCGCAGGGTTGCACTGTCGATGCGGGTGAAAATCAGGCCCGCGCGGGCCCCGAAGATCGTTGATGCCACCGCCGCCTGCTGCGCCGTCGGGATGAATTTCGCAATTGCGTCCTGAATCTTGATCATCTTCGCATCAATAGGCATCTTGGCAAGATCAGCCGCAGAGAGATGCAATTGCTGCAAGGCTTTCACAGCCGGACCCGTGCCTGCCGCGGCTTGGCTCAGGCTTTTGGTCATCATGATCGTGGCTTGCGAAACCTCGCCTTGCGATACCCCGGCCAGATCAGCCGCCCGCGCCAGCACCTGCATAGAGGCGGTGGTGGTGCGCAGGCTGGCAGCCAGTTTCGCCTGCTCATCGATGGTTGTCAGACTCGAGCGCACCATGGCAATGCCCGCCGCCGCAGCAGCCGCCACCATGACCCCGACCGCGATCTTGGCCCGGCGCGCGAACTTCGCCAGTTTCGCGTTGGCAATTTCCATCTCGCGCGAGGCTTTGCCAAAGCCCTTTTTGCCAGCGTCGCCAATGCCAGTCAGCTCGGCCCGCACCTGTTTGCCACCGACGGCCGCGAGGCGCACGCTGACGCGTTTTTCAACCATTATCCTGTTCCATCTGCTCAAAGAGTTTCTTCACCATCACCGCCTCGATCGCGGGCAGGAATTCAGCAACGGCGAGCGTGCTAATCCCGAGGGCCGCTGCCAGTGCCAGCGCCGCCGATAAGTCCCAGCCGATAATGCCGCCAGACGGTGCCACGCGCATCTGCCCGCCAAGGCGGCCGACAAGATCCCAGACCTGCACGCCCTCAAGAGTCTGCGGCGCGTTCAGCTTTTGCGGGCAGGTTTCGCAGGTTTGCGCGCACGCCTCGCGGGGCTCGCAGCCCTGGCAGTATTCCCCGCCCCCGCCGAACACCCAGTCGGCAAGGGCGGTGAGACGTTTTTTTCCTGATCCAGCACCAGACCTTTGGCGACGTAGTCGGTCTGAAAGGCCTCGAACAACGGCCAGACATCGAGCAGCGCATCAAGGGCCTCGGGGCTGACCGGGATCACATTGCCCTCCACATCGCCAACGCCCTCCCAATCAAGCGCTGCGTTTCGGGCCAGTGCCTTAGCGAAGGCCAGCGCGCTGACCTCATCCGTCGCATTCTCGGGCAATGCCAGCACCGCCGGATCGTTGCGCGCCGCCACCATCATTGCCGTTGTCAGCGGCCCGAGCAGCACTCGGACTCCATGGCCGAGATCAAGCCAGGCAGGTTTGTTTGAAAGATCAAGTTTTAGCATATCAATAACTCGCAATCGTGTTTTTGAGGGTGACGGTGCACATCTGCCCCGCGTTGGAATCGTAAGCGGCCTGCCAGTCAAAACTGACCTGAATGCCTTGTGGCCCTTGGATTTCAGCGCGAGGCCGCGGCAGGTAAACCGCATGCGCCGTGATTGTCAGGCTAACGGTCGATGAGATGGTGTAAGAGAACTCCAGCGCCGAGGCCGTGCCATTCAGCGCTTGATCCATCAGCGTGGTATCGGCAAAGCGCACGTCGATCTTGCCTGTGAGCGCGGCGATCGAGGGGTCGGCCCCGTCGATACGGCCGTCAGCACGGATGGTCTCGATCCGGTCAAGATTATTGGCATAAGTAATGTCTGCCGAGACAATATTGCCGAGTGCCACACCGCCACGTTTGATCGCGCCGTTGAAATGGCCGAACCGCTGCAATGCGTAGGCGGTTGGTGTGCCCGCTGCAGTTGCCGTAACCACGTTTTCACCTTGGGCAATCAGCTTGGCATCTGCCGTTAACAGGCCCGAGCGCTGCATCTGCCACGATATCTGGTCCAGAATGCAGCCGGTGTACATGGCAAAACGGGGGATTTCCGGCATGCCAACCTCGATGGCCATGCTCGGCAGGCTCCAGTTTCCCGACTTGAACGTATGGGTCTTGTTGGTGGTGCCCGTGGTGGTCGGCGCACCAAAGGCCGCCTTCAGCCAGAAGCCAAACGCCTCGGCATCAATGGGAACCTTGATATCCCCGTCCGCCGTCACCGCATCCTTGATCGGGGCGAGTGGATCGCGGCCGTATCCCAGAAGTTCCGAGGTCAGCAGAGGTTGCTCGGCTCCCAGTGATGCACTGGCAAATGGCATCTGGTGAAAACCACTTGCCGGCGCCGTGCCATAGGTTGTCTCGAACGCAGCCGCCAATTGCGACCGCGCGCCTTGTGCGCGTGCCATGGTGTTTCCTTTCAATATTTTCTGAGATTGGCTGGTGTCAGCCCAACGGATCCGTGATCGTGTAAATGAGCGTGATGTCGATGACGGCGGCTTTCAGGGCCTCGCCGCCATTGACGGGCAGATCAACCGGTTTCGGGGCCGAGGCTACCACCCAGTCGCAGAGACCGCCAAGGGTTTGATCTGCGACGATGACCACGCCGATCGCGGCAATCAATGCGTCAAATGCCGTGGCCCGGTCGGCAGGTTTTGCGGCCTGCACCACCACCTCCACTTCAGCCTTGTGTTCGTAGGAATAACTCAGCGGCGAGAGTATGACTTCGGGCGTGCCGGGATCGCCATCGCGCAGGATCAGGAGGCCGCCCGCGGGCACGCGCTCAGGCTCTACATCGTCGCGCAGCACGGTTGCGGCGGGCACGTTTTGCAGGGCCGCAAGCAGCGCCTGCAGAATGGTTTCGCGTGTGGTCACCTCAGTCTCTCCAATTCTCGACAATCAGGCCTGGCACGCGGCTGGCGATCCGCTCGGCATCCCGTGCCAGATCGAGCCGTTTACGCAACTTCACCTGTGGCACCAGAATAAAGATCGGCGCGGAAACCTGCCCGCGTCCGGTTTTCGATCGCGAGGCCACCGCGGTCCCACGCGTATTAATCCGCGCCTTTTCCGCCACCAGCAAGCTCGGGCCGTCCCTTCGATAGATGAACCGCAACCGCATCCCGCGCCGTCGTTCCCATTCCCCCGGGGTCAATCTGGCACCCCCTCGACCCTTGCCAGCGGCCGCGGTCGGAATTGCCAGATAAAACCCGCTCTTTGATCTGATCAGCACGCCACGATCATGGGCATTGAGAATTTCCGGCGCGTTCGACCAGACAAACGCCGCCGCGTCAATGCTGTCCTTGCCTTTGGGATAGGTTCGGTTTCGGATTGTCCTCGGCAGGCGGTGGCCCAGCCCCGCGCGGGTGATCTGCTCGCGCCAAGCTTGTTTTAATTCTGTTCCGGCGGTTTTCATGGCGGCGGTTACTGCGTGCTCGCCCGCCTTGATTTCTTCCTTCAGCATCCCGACAAGGTCAGGATCAAAGTCGAGTTTCAGTTTCATGATGGCACCAGTTCCAGCGACCAGATAAGGCGCTCGCGGTCGCGCTTGGGTTCGCCCTGAATCGTAAACGTGTCGGGGCCAATGATGATGGTGTCACCCGATTTGACGCTGGCCATTTCAGACACCCGCACATCAATGAGGGTGGTATCCGACAAAATCCGTGCCGCGCCAAACGTGGTCAACTCGTCCGGCGCCTTGCGGATAACCCGCACCGGAAGTGGCACCCCACCCTGCGGGGTCCAGGTGGCATCCGCCGCCATGTTTGCATCCTGAAAGATCGCGTCCATGGCGGCGGCAAACGCAGACATCAGACGCGACGCGCAGAGCGAAGAACCTGCGGGCGGGTGCAGATCGGCAGCGGGTTGCTCTCGATCTCAAGGCGCACCCATTCGTCGCGATCGCGGTCCGGAATAGAGCGCGCATAAAGCGGCAACCCTAAGGTGTTCACGGTCTCAAACGTGTCCGCCGGGGCGTAGTAAATCTCGAACAGTCCGTCGACGCCCTCGGGATAGAAATACGCCTTGTCGACTGGCACCCCGAAGGCGGCATTACCCCGATAGCGGCGGAAGTTGATGCCGCCAAAGCTGACCTCGTCGGACACCCGACTGCGCAGATCAGCCGCTGCTGCGGTGTTGAGGTAGGTTGCGCGCACCTCCTTATGTGCCACCAGATCAGCAAAGAAGGCCGAGCCGCATTCGGCGCGCAGTTGCACAGCACCAGTGGAAAGCCCGCCAAGCGTATCCTCAACACTTTCGATCAGGGCCTGACAGACCTTGCGCAAGGCGCCCGAGGCGGGATTGGCGGCGGCCAGATCAAAGTTGACCTCAACCGCAGGGGTGATGGCAAACTCGGTGAAGTAATCAATCACCGTCGCCCCGTTCCCGGGGTCGAGCACCTTGCCTTGAATGCCATTCAGCAGGTGATATTCAAACGTCGCTTCGGCATCATTGCGCAGCCGCTTCAGGCGTCCAGCCACTTCGGCCTGGATCTGCTGGGTTTCGGATTCCGAACCAAAGGTGCGAATGCTCTGGATTTCAGAGGCCCAGAGCACGTCCTGCTTTTTGAACTGGCGGCAGACAAAGGCGCGCACATCGCGATGTTCCGGCACCTGCTGGTCATAGGCCGAGCCGCGTTCCGAGAACGGGATCAGCGACAGGGTGCCGTCGCGAGATTCAATCACAACGGTGCGGCTTCGCACCCCGCGATCAGAAAACAGGCCGGAGCCTGACAATGTCGCGGGCTTATAGGGAATGTTTTCCAGCGCGCGGGTGAGTTCAATGACCGAAAAAGCATCGGTTGCAAAAATATCCATGGTCGCCATTGCGACCTCCTTTCAGGTAAGCGCTTCCAGCCAAAGTGGAAACCGGTTTTGCGTCCGGAAGCGCGTAATTA